CAGACTTTAAAAATTATCTCAGTTAAAACAGAATTAGAAATAATGGATCGTCTGGGTATAGACACATTATACAAAAATTCTAAAGGTGAATATTTCACAGCTGAGGGCCTCGCTGTATATAGCGAAGGTGGTAAAAAGGAAAATGTTTCTGCTATACACAGGTCTAATTTAGAAACAATTATTAAATCATTAAGCGATGCCGATTAGAGGATTTGAATTGTCAAAAGGCGCCGTCAGCGGAAGCACAAGTGATTCTGAAGATAACATCTGCATGTTACTTGTAAATGCAGATGACACGGAAGATGGCTTAACATTTACAAACGGAAAGGTATACCCGCTCACAAAATTGAAAGATGCTGAGTCGCTTGGTATAACTGAGCTCAACGATAAGAATAAAAATGTCCGGCTATGGCGCCATATTTCGGAGTTCTATCGGGTGGCTGGCGAAGGCACAAAGCTTTATTTATTGGTTGCCGAAAACGACAAAACGCCCAAACAGATGATTGAAACCTATGGTCAGAAGTTGATCATCGCTGCTAAAGGTGCCGCTTACTATATGGGTGTGGCTTACAATCCTCTTGCTGCTTACGCTCCTACCTACGTGGATGGGCTTGAACAGAATATCCGTGAGGCTATCGCCCCTGCTCGGGCTCTGCATGAATGGAGTTGGAATACCGATCGCCCGATTAATATTTTTCTTGAGGGTCGTGGCTTTAATGCCGCTACCGGCGCAGCCGCTTTAGACCTTCGTAACATCATGGATGGAGCCGCCCTCTTAGCCGCTACACATGTTAGTTTGTGCATCGGGCAGGATTGGGATTATGCAGATACCCTCACTGGTGAATCTCAGAAATTTGCCGATGTGGGCACTATGTTGGGCACTAAAGCCGCTATTTCTGTTAACAGGAATATTGGTGAAGTGGAGAGTTTAGATATTAGCTCTGCCACAAAAAGCCGCTGGCTTACTGCCGGGCTATCTAATCACAAAACCATCGAGGAGATGGATTCTGAGCTGTCCGATTTGGATGCTAAGGGTTACGTCTTTGGAATGAGTTATACCGGCATTACCGGAATACGCTGGAATGGCGATCATGTCTGTGCTCCTATCATTGTGGATGACGATGGCTTTATTTCAGTTAGCTCCATCGGCCATGGCGCAACCCTTAACAAAGGTGCCCGTATGCTTCGTAAAAAGCTCTTACCAAAGCTAAAATCTACCGTGCCGGTTGACTCTACTACCGGCTTCTTGCCAACCGGTATTATTAAATATTTTGAAGGTTTGGGAGACCAGGCTTTTGATAATATGGCGTCTGCTACTGAGATCAGTGATGGGAAAACTATCGTTGACCCTAAATCGACACTTCTAACCGGAGATAAATCCCTTAACGTTGATTTTATTTTGATTCCCACATTTTCAATCTTGAAAATTAAAGGAACGATTAATCTTAAAACCAAACTGTAATGCCTGTAATAAATAGAAATGGAAAAGCTTACGACAGTGGGGACGTTGTTGTAACGATGTTTGGAAGAAATGACTATGAAATAACTGAAATCAGTTATAGCACAGAACAAGAGCATCAACCTAATCATTCACTTGGCAGTAATGATTCCACGTCTTATTCGATGGGTAAAAAAACCAATTCAGCAACTATTACCTTTCGACTTGCTTCTATGTCAATCATTGAAAAAGCCGCAGGTGGCAATATTCTTAGAATAAAACCATTTACGATAAATGTTACTATTCTTAACGAGGATAACGACATTATCAATGATACCATCGTCGCTAAGTTTCAAAGCCAGGGCCGCGACATCTCCGGCGATATGGATTTGAAAAAGCAATGTACCTTATTTGTACTGAGTATTAATTTTAACAACGCCTAAACCTATGAAAAAAGAAACAGTAGAATTACCGGCAGGCGTAACTGCTGAAATGGTCGCCGCCTGGAAGGAACGCTATGGCGAAACTAAAGTAAAACAGGCATTATTGCCACTCACGGAAAGCTGCGATGATTACCTTTCTGTTATTGTGCGTGCACCAGGCAGGAAAGAAGCCTCAGAGTTTGAAAAATGGATCGATAAGAACCCTGACAAGGCGAAGGAGATTCTTATCAACTCCTGCCTCTTGACAAACAAAGATGAAGTAAAGGCAAATGAATACTTATTCTTTGGTGCAGCAGACGCAATCATGAACCTATTACAAGTTCCGAAGGCGATACTAAAAAACTTATAGAAGGCTATCCATCTATTGATATAATTAATGATGAGGATAGCCTGACGAGACAGGATGCCAACTTCACACGCCGCGGGGACGCCTTAATCAGTTACTTTTTAAGCGTCCCCTTTCCTGAAGAGTTAGACGAACGACACCTGGATGGAAAGTATCGACAAATTGAATGGCTTGCTGAAACAGGATTATTAGGAATTAAAAAGAAAAATGCCTCAAGTTAACATAAATACAATTTTAGCACGCTATCAGAGCGGTTTTGGCTATGTGGCCGGTAATGTCGCTTCCGTGGTGGCAAACCGGCTATGGGCTAAGCTTGTTAATATGCCCTTGTATGCTGAGCGTCTTGATGGGGGTACATCTGATGAAAGCATTGATCTTTTTCCTGTCACTGACATCCATTTTGCAGAAGTGGAGTTTAAAAACTCAAAATCCGGCAATAAATACAACTTTGGAACTGATATTGTTAGCTACGGAATTGGTAAAAAATTTCTTGCTCCACCTTTAATGCTCTCGTTTAACAGAGATAAAAATGTTTGCATAACTCCGATTGATAAGTCTGAAATTGAAGTAATAGAAAATTTTGGACTAAAATCGTACAACATCAAGGTGCAGGGATTGGTAGTTGATATGGATAATCATCAGTATCCTGGTGATCTTTTACGAAAAATATCAGAAATGTTTGCTGAATGGGGTACGTATGAGGTAACGAGTACGATATTTAACGACATGGATATTTGTGAGATGTTTATAAAAGGCGGGCTTGATGTATCATTTGTTGAGGGTTATGCCGACACGGTTAAATTCTCATTTGATGCGATAAGTACCGCTGTTGCAGCTTTTAATAGAATTAAGGAGGGATAATGTTTTATTATGCTGAACCTTGTGCAAGAGTAAGAATCGGTAGTGATACCGATTTTCTTGAATTTAACTCTGTCAATAAGATTGTAATTGACGAGAGTGTAAAGGATTTGGGTAATAAGGCTACAATAACCCTTCCGCGCAACTATGGCAAGCTGGATGGTCAAAGTCTTCTTGATCTTCTCAAAACAGGGGATAGGGTAAAGATATGGTTAGGGTATGATGGACAACTGAACCAGGAATTTTCCGGCTACCTGCAGGAGATAGAAAGCGAAGCGCCGCTTGTGTTACATGTAGATGATGAGTTCTATCTCTTAAAGAGAAATACTCTTAATAAAACATGGAAATCCGGGGTTACGCTTAAGCAAATTTTACAGTATGTGGCACCCGGATATACCATTAACTGTCCAGATGTTTCGATTGGTAGTTATCAAATACCTGGCGTAAGCAGTTACCGTGTTTTACTCGCCATCTGTGAACAATATGGCTTTTATAGTTGGATAAGCGGAAAGACTTTTAATTGTTTCTGGTCATACAATATTTCCGGGAGTCTTACCGGTAATTTTTCTACGTATACTTTTTTTACTCCAACAGTCAAAAAGAGTAATCTAAAGTATCATCGCGCTGAGGATGTTAAATTGAGAGTTCGCGTAAGTTCAAGACAGCGTAATGGTAAAATCTTAAAATATGAGACTGGCCGGGAAGAAAAGGAATCAATGTTAAAGAGTGTGGTTCTGCCGGCAGGCATGTCGATGGATTTTATTAAAAAGGTCGCAGAGCAAAATTATAAACAAAGCTGTTTTGACGGCTTTTCCGGCTCAATTACCGGTTTTGGTATTCCAATAACCCGCGCAGGTGATACTTTAAGGTTGGTGAATTCGGAAGAAAAAGACAAGGAGGGTAATTATCTGATTGAATCTGTAAAAATCACCTACGATGTTAATTCGCCACTTTTTGATCGTGAGAACTTTTTAAGCTTTAAAGTATGAGTGAAGAATCAGTGGCCGCATTAGCGCAAAAGGCGATAGAAAAGGTAAAAAAAAGCAAAAATCTTCCTGTTATAAGTGAAGGTGTTGTTACTTCCGTTGACCGCGACGCCCGAACCTGTGAAGTTGAGCGAGAGGATGCTCCGCAGCTTTATGATGTACGACTGAATGCTTTCTTAGAATCAGGAAATGATGTAATAACAGTATATCCCCAAAAAGGGAGTAAGGTGTTGTGTGCTATTATAGAGGGTGATCAAGCAGATGCTTATGTTTTAGATTGTACCGACATTGAAGAAATTAGCGGGCAGATAGGTGATGTAAAAGTAAAGATGACCGCTGGCGGAATTGTCTTTAATGATGGCAAACTTGGTGGGATGGTAAAGGGTAATGAACTTAAAAAACAACTTGACAAACTTACGAAGCGTGTTGATGGTATTATTCAAGCTATCGAAAATGGTATAGCTGTTCCTCAAGATGGCGGTACCTCTTTACAAAAAACCATTGTAATCGGATTAAAATTATTAACCGATAAGGAAGATTTTGGACAATTAGAAAATGATAAAGTAAAACACTGATGGCTACAGAACTTAGAACTGATATAATGCTCGATGATGACGGCGATTTAGCTGTTTCGGCTGATGGTGATTTTGTAGTCGGGAATAGTGATGAGCAGAATATAGAACTTCTTTTGGTTGCTACTCCAGGACAATTTAAGCAATACCCCAGTTTAGGGATAGGATTACAATATGAGCTAAAAAAACAGGATAACAATGCCGCTTCAATTAAGCGACGGGCGCAGGTTAACCTGACGGCTGACGGGTATAAACTTAAAGATATATCACTTGACAAGACAGGTAATTTTAATATTGACTTTGATATAAACTATTAACAATGAAAGAAAACCTTTTATCAATAATGTGCGGCTGGATAGTATCTATTTTCGGTATGATCACCGGAATGATATGCTTTAATACGCTGCTTGAGGTTGTTATTTACGGTGCCGCCGGTGGTGCCGCCGGGTATATGGGTAAAATCATCATTTCTTCCATTCACAGAAAAATTAAAAAATTATGCTCAAAATAAGCGACCATATCACTTACGCTGAGGCTACGAAAAGCCAAGTTGCTGTAAGGTATAATCTTAAAATGTTCCTAATCAGGAGCAACTCGAAAATATGACACTGACGGCTGAAAAGATATTTGAGCCGGTAAGGGAGTTTTTTAACTACCCAATTGCTGTTACTTCTTTTTTTCGCGCACCAGCTGTAAATGCCGCCGCCGGTGGCGCAAGAAACTCGCAGCATAGTACTGGCCAGGCTATGGATATTGACGCTGACGTGTTGGGAAAAATAACTAATAAACAAGTGTTTGATTATATACGTGAAAACCTCGAATTCGATCAGCTTATTTGGGAATTCGGAGATGAAAATCAGCCAGACTGGGTGCACGTCAGTTACAACAAAGTTGTTAATCGTCGGCAAATTCTACGCTCACTGAAACAGAATTATAAAACTATTTATACATCATTTAAATGAAAGAATTTTTAAAGAAATTGGTAAGCATTTCGGACGAGGTTAGTCATAAACGAGTGATCTCTATTGCTTCATTTGTCGTCTTATCCGGTATGGTGGTTGCTAAGTTTTTTAACTTAACTCTCGACCTAAATCTGATATACGTATTCGCCTCGCTGGCTGGCGGTGAAAGCGTATTGACAGTAATTGACAATTTAAAAGGAAGATTATGAAAACATTAAAAATATTAGCATTCACAATATTAATAATCTTCATTGTGAGCTGCTCGGTAGGTAAACATGTAAATAAATCATCGTACACTGAGCTGAAGCAGACGGTAACTGATTCTTTAGCTACTCACAGCTCTCAACAATCAGAAAAAACGCAACAATCAGACAGCTCGGTAATCACAACTACTGAGCATATTGAGACAGCCTATCAAGTTCCCGACAGCGGGAAAACGATACTGGTGTCTCAAAAAATAGATCGAAAAATTGTTGAAAAAAAGGCTGTTAAAATACTTACTGATAAAGCGGCAGTTGAAAAAAGTAATACTAATCTGAGTAAAAAGGAGGTAGACAATCTGAGTAAAAAGGAAGTTACGAAAGAGATTGCAAAAACCGGAATACCGTGGTGGGTGTATCTTACAATTATCCTTTTTGCCGCTGTCTTAGTCTTTATTTATAAGGATTCGCTATTAAAAATAATCAGAAAATAGGGTTTTTATTTTTAAAATGATTGTAAAAACAATATATATCGCCCCTGGTCAAACCTTATTCGACATCGCCGTGCAGGAATACGGCAGTGTGGAGGGGGTGTTCTTAGTCATGCTCGCTAATACTGACAAAATCCAGAGCATTACCGATGACCTGGTTCCGGGACAATCGCTAACCATCTGGCCGCTGAAGATCGTACAAGACGTCGTAGCTCAAGAGGAATCTTTGTCCAGCTACTTGCCTGTTTTAATGCAGTGGGCTGCCGCGATCGGTAGCCAGGCTGGCAGTGGAACCGGCAGCGGTAGCAATCTGAACGACGCGGATTATGTCCACGTTCGTGGGGATGAAATCATCGCAGGCATTAAAACCTACCTGCAGGAATTAAAAGTAAGCCAGCTTGAGGAGGCTGGCACAGAAGGAATCGACATTGAGGGGTTTAAGTTCGATGATGATATTCTCGACCTTGGAGTCTTCTAATTTTAAAATATAAACCAAAAACAACAAACCAAAAAACTTTGAAATATGGCAACGATTAAAATTAAACGCGGCCTTGCCGCAAACCTCCCATCAACGGGACTGAATCCTGGAGAGTTTTTGTTCGCTACGGATACCGGCGATTTATACATCTGTCAAACCGCGACAGTAAAAATCCTCTTAGGTAAATACAGCGACCTGAGTAATTACCTACTGAAAAGCGACAATCTTGCGGGGTTAAGCGATAAAGCGGCTGCACGGACAAACCTTTCAGTTTACAGCAAGGTTGAAGTTGACCAGTTGATCGCCGGACTGCGATGGAAAGACCCGGTAAAAGCTGTAGCAACTGCAAACATCACCCTTTCGGCAGCGCAGACAGTAGATGGTGTCGCTTTAGTTGTCGGAGATCGCGTATTGGTAGTTGGACAAACAGACGCCAAAACAAATGGTATCTACGTCGTAGCTGCCGGCGCCTGGGCTCGTTCCGCGGATGCCGACAGTGCAGCTGAACTCCTGAACGCAGCTTGTTTTGTATCGGGTGGCACCGCTAAAGGCGATACCGCCTGGGTGTGTACTACTGATAGCATCGCGCTTGGAACATCTAACTTAACATTTGTTCAATTTGCTGGTACCAGTACTTATATTGCCGGATTCGGAATTGATGTAAATGGCAATCAATTCGATCTTAACCTGGAGGATTTGACGGCAGGTACCAGCTTTGACACTGGAGATTCTTTAGTTTTTATCGATTCGTCTGCGACAGGCACGGCTCGTATGAAGTTAATTACAAAAGCTAACTTCCTTTCCACGGTAGGTATAGTGTCAGATACATATAAAGTTAAAGCGTTTGGCACAGACGTGGAAGGTTGGCTTGCTGATAAAATTATAGTTAATACCGCTAAAACGGGGTTGACTATAAGCGGGTCAGCATCTCAGATATTAATCGGACTTGACTTATCTTTACTTAGCACGGTTACAACTTTTGATCCTGTGAACGACTTTTTAATCGCATCTTCCGCCGCAGGTGCGAACGAAAAGATTAGTATAAACAATGCGCTATTAGCAGCCACGGTAGACGGAGGAACCTTTTAATTTCTGAAATATGACTTTAGTAAAAAACCGGCATAGCAACGTTTCTGCCAAAATCCCCACTGTAGCCCAGCTACAGGAGGGGGAGTTGGCTGTTAATACCTATGACGGTGTAATTTATACTAAAAAGAAGGTTGGAACAACGGAGACGATAGTAAAGTTTCCGAATATGGAAAACTTTGAGGGTTTACGAATTTATTTAGAAAGTATTTTCCAATCGGCCATCGTATTACGGCAGGGTGTAAGTGATAGCTCTGGATTAGTAACGTGTGATTGTCAAGAACGTCAGTTTCCACAATTTTTCATCTCAGTTGGGGCTCTTTCTACGCTTCAGATAAATAATCTAACCTGGGATTATGGCACGTATGGTTTGTTATTTATAAAAGCTACGGCGGTGGCTAATAAATTGAGAGTCCCCACTGATTACCCAGGGTGTTTATTGCTCAGTGACGATGTATGGGCTTGGGACAATTTTAACAACACCTCAAAGTCGGTCGTTGAGTACACAACGGGGCCACCAACCTACGCGACATTTTCGTGTACGCACCATGGTTACACTACCGGTAGTTATGTTAAGATTACCGGGTATTCAGGAAATAAAGCAAGTTACAATGGCGTGCATCTGCTTACGTCTGTTGACCTTAACACATTTAGGATTGATGTTGCCTACCAAGCGTCGGGCACCGCATCAAGCCCGTCTGTTACTTTACAAGAAAAGGTTTTTAATATTCCAGACTCCTTATATACACATATTTATGAGTTTGTAAACAATGATACGGGGGATTTGTATATTTATTTTAAAAATAAGGTAAAAAGATACTAAAGGATGGCCAGGAGTGTAAATACTATATTTAACAGCATTTTAGCCGCGAAAGAGGCAAACGCAGACTTAGCTGTAATAAATACAAGCAGTAAAACGTCCATTTACCGGCTGTGGGCGTTTATTACTGCCGTGGCGATCTTCACCGTAGAAACTCTTTTTGATTTATTGCCTGCCGAAATACAAGGGATATTATCTACTCAAAAAATTGGACGGCTGTTGTGGTACCAGGCAATCGCCAAAGCTTTCCAGTATGGCGATTCTTTACAGGTTAATGAAAACGGGACAGTCTCTTATGCCACTATCGACGCAACAAAACAAGTAATATCGCAGTGCGCTGTAACCGAAAATGCAGATGGTGTATCTATTAAAATTGCCACTGAAATTAACGGGGAACTTTCTCCACTTCCAACAGACCAGCAAAATGCTTTTCAGGTATACATGCAAAAGGCTAAAATTGCCGGAATACACCTGTTTATTATTAATCAGGCGGCTAATAAGCTTAAAATTATAGGAACTGTGTATTTTAACCCGTTGCTAATTAATCCCGACGGGACGTTAATTGCCGACGGGAGCCGTCCCGTGGATGCAGCCGTTATCGTCTTTCTTAAAAATATGCCATTTGACGGCGTATTACGTAGAAATTCTCTTATATCAGCTATTTTAGCCGCTGAAGGTGTAACTGATTTTCAGCTGACAAGCCTTCAGTATCGTGTCAACGACGCTGGTGTATACGCTGATATCCTTGTTAGCCATATTCCTTATTCTGGATATTACAAAATTGATGAGTTATTTCCATTAACAACAGCCTTAACCTATCAGCCAGATGTACAATCTTAATTTCCAAAAATTAGTTAACAATTTATTGCCCGCCATTCTTAGAAAAAAAAGAATGAAGGGCTGGCTTGAATGTCTTGTTACGCCAATTAAAGAACTACACGATAAATTTCTTCTTTTCCGCGCTGAAATGTTACTCGAAGCTTCCGTAACGCCACAGGTCGCATCACTGAGTTTATTGTT